GCCGTCTGACCAGCCTGCGGGGATGTAGCCTTCATCGTGGTATGCCGTTTCAATGTCCGGCAGGGAAGCCATAGCGCGATGACGCTGTGGTGCCTCTGCTTTGTTTTTGAACTCAACGAGCGTCTTGGCTGCGGTAAGGAAAAACTCAGCTGCCTCCCTTGTGGGGAATTGCAGCGAGCCATCAAGGGAGAGGCGATCATACCACCAACCTCCTTCTTCCGGCCCTCCGTAGCATTGTTCACGCCGATACAACGAAACGAAGCAGGCTTGTGCTTCGCTGTAGGCTTCGTCTGAGCGAAGCAACTCTGCGAGGTCTTGCATCAAGTCCATGGTATTAGGCGAGGTTGGTGCGGATGTAGTCCGTGATAGCCAGAACAATGTCGCGGCTAGTCAGCTTGGAAGCCGCTTCCACCGCCTCCAGCGTGTCTAGCCGTGTTTCGGCCTTGCTGATTTGCTCGTCATGCTCCTGCACTGATTCAAGGAGCGAGTTGAGGTTGTCATGCGTCTCGTCATTACGATCACCTTTTTCCAAGTCATCGATGCGTGACTCGTAATCCTCAACGCTATCCAGCCTGTTCTCAACGTCATCCATCCTGCTCTCAAGATCAGATACGTTTTCGTTGTCTGCATTTTCTAGGCTGTTCAAACGGCTGTCAGCGTCATCCAAGCGGTCATCAATATCCTTAAAGGAATCGTTGACTGCGTGTTCAACGCATTCGTCAACCATTTTGCGGATGTGCTTGTTCAGAGCATCAATCAGCGGATGCGTTGGCTCCGGCGTTGGCTTTTGCAATTCGTGAAGAGCGACCTTCACGGCTGCTTGATAGGCGAGCGACAGATTGCTGTGGCTCGTGTTGTTGTTGTCCTCTGCAATGGTGCTGAGGATTTCAATGGCTTTTGTATTCATGTTGTTATGTGTGTTGTTGTTTGGATTGCCGTATGGCACTCCTGTCTGCTCATGCTGCGACATGAGCAGTGTAGGAGCGTCTGACGCTAACCGATCCACATAGCCTTGCCGGATAGCAGGATTGCGTTGCCGACAATCGGCCTGCCTGCCCAAAGCGTAGCTTTCATGTTGAGTGGCAAGCGCAACATCTGCCCATCCTCGTTACAGAGGATTTGCATTGGCGTTCCGTTGATCGGGCGAACCAATTCAACGTAGCCGCCGACGATGGCTTGTGCCTGCTCTAATGTTGGCTTGTCCGCTGCCTTGTGGAAGCTGACGAGTTTTGGCTCTGCCTGCGCTACTGGTTGTTTCATGTTAGTGCGTAGGCTTGCTCTTGTTCCACCATTCACGGAACTCGCAGAACAGCGGACGTCCTGCCCTGTTGTATGCGTCCAGCAATGCCGGATCGCACATACGCAGCAAACGATCAAGCAGAGGAGCAGTGTCATCTGCCGCCTGTGCTTCAACGTAAGCATGAACGGAACGGCTGGCTGTGACGCCAGCGCATCCCCATATCTCGCTGATCAGCTGCTCTGCTTGGATGCTGCTCATACTGCCTCCTTCTCTGCATCCCAAGGCTGTAGCTTTGATTGCTCATCGCGGACAGCGCGGATGTTCTTGTCAATCTCTAGCGATATAAGGCTCGCTAGATTCTTGACGAACTTCACTCGCGTAAGCGTAGTGGCATTTGTGGAAAGGCCGATACGTGCTTTGAGCTGATCGAACGTTGTATAGTTCTTCTCTGCATGATCACCGCAAGCGATGTATGTCAGCGGAGAGAAAAGCTGCTCGTATGTAGACAGCCTTCCGTAGAACTCTTCGACGTTCTTTTCAGTTATGCGATTGATGCCAATAAACATCGTCGCCCAGATAAGAGCGTTAGTCAGTGTCCAACCCTCTTCGCTTCTTGCTGACTCCGCGCAAGCGGAGACGTTCCAGTGTAGTGCCATAGTGTTCTATCTTTCTGTTGTTGTATCGTCGTGTTGTTGTTGGTCAGAAGCTGCTGACGATAATGCCGCTTCCGAAATCTATGAGAGTGCCCCTGTCGTTTATGTAGTCGCGGATTTTTTCTTCGACGTCTGAGCTGTCCGCATCCGGCTCAACGCCGATGTCATCAGCCCAGCAGCCGGAGCCGAAGTAGCCATCGGCCCACTCTGTAAGCGAACTATGCTCGGACCACTCGCAGCGCACGGCTACGCGATCGAACTCCGATTCTTCGGGCATATTGTCATCGAGCCAATCGGCCATAGCTCTTGAGCCTGCGTAGCTCCAGCTTGCGTATTCATCGCGCCGGAGTTGTTCTGCTATCTCTGATACTGTCAGTGTCTGTTTCATGTTGTTGTCTCTTAGTTGTGTTGTGGTGTTGGTGGTTTATCGCTTTGTCTTTTCATAGACGATCGTTGCTCCGGCAGCTACCCACGCCGCTTTCGCGGACTCTAGGTGTGATGTGAAGCAATGTCCGTCCGGCTTATTCCATCCAGTATGACGTTGACGGAATATCGTATGACGAGTGCCATCCGGCATAACCGCAATGATCTTCCGGCGTGTCTTGGGCAGCGGCTTGTAACATCCATCAAATGTGATGTAGCCGACAATCTCCCCGCCTAGCGGTGAGACTTTGCGTTCTGTTGCTTGACTAAAGGGCCATGCGGCCCGTGTTGTGTTTTTCATGTTGTTGTCTTTCGTGTTGGTTGTTCAGTTAGTATGTGAATCCGACGAACACGATTGTGTTCGCCTTGAGCATTCGTCCGTTGCCCCAGATGTCTGTGCAATCCGTGACTTGGAACTTGCGCTCGCTTCGGATGTATTCTTCTTTGACATAAACCTTCGCCGTTTCAGAATCCTTCAAGCGGAAGTGTTCGCCTTTAGGAATGTGCCGGAGGAGGAGTGTTCTGCTATCTGTAGTTGTCATTGTGTTGTGTAGTTTATTGTCGTGCTAATGTTAGTTCGCTGGGCATGGCCATGCGCTTGTCGCTCCGTCTCCTAACTCAAGGAGAGCTTCAGAGTCCCAGTATTCTGCCGTGTCGCCTTCAACTCCGATTGCGTAATCGCACGCAGCGGTGTTGCTCTCGTCATAGTAAACGGCAACTTCATGATAAGTGCCGAAGTCATGATTGAATGACTTGATCCGCAGGGACGCTCCTTCTGGCGGCTTGCCGTGCTCGCGGATGATCTGGTTGATAAACGCACGGCACTCGCGCCGTGATTTTCTCATGTAGTCCCAAGTGCCAACCTGCGCGCAATCTTCGCCGCAGGGAGTTGATCCGATTGTGATGTAGTCTGTGTTGTTCATGTTATTCAGTAGGATTAGTTGTGTTGTTATTTGAATCGTCCGTAGTTCATCGTGCGATGACCACAAGGTAATCGCCGTGCGGAAGATGAAGCGTTGTCGTTTCAACGATTGCATCATCGCTAAGTCCGGCGACTGCCTGTTCCATCCAATCAGCCCAGATAAGCTGACGAGATTTTACAGAGGCGATTGTTTCTTCTTTGGTCGTGTGTGTGTTCTTAGTCATGTTGTTAGTTTTTTCTGTCGGTGGTTATTTGGAGGCAATCGTCATCACCGATACTGACGATTGAGGAAATGAATTGCCGAGGCGAGCAGCCATGCGGAGGAAAGACTTGACGCCTTGAGGCGTGTTGAAAACGAAAGGAAATGAAGAGGAAGAGCTGAACGTGACTCTTCCTAGGCTTCTGTCGATGCCGGACACTTGTTGACCATCGATGAAGAGAACGTAGCTGACATCACCTTTGCGGCTGGCATTTTGATTGCCTAGGCCACCCTTCCTGTAGTCGCGTTTTCTGATCCGTTTTTCTCTCCGAGTCATGGCGGCATTTTCCTATATGTAGTGTAGGAACGGCCACAAGTTAATCAAATTAGGGTAGAACTCCCTGTAGAACAGGGACTTACGCAAGGCCTATTCGCTCCCCTAGGTTCGCTGAGAGACCTATTTCAACTGAAACGATCGTTTCACGGTTTTCGCACGTCCGTTTCAATTAAACGGGCGTTTCAATAAAATCCACAGGGTTTTCTACCTGCGTCTGACAGGCCGATCTTCACAATTTTACGCTGCGCAGAGCGCGATTTATGAATCACTGAACAAACGTGAACAAAGCTGAACAATCATATCGGCAAAAAAGATATGACGTTCAAGAACGCTAATGCTGTTGCCGTTTTCAATCGCTTAAAAAACTTGACCGATAGTTAGCCTGTGACAGCTTGCGAATCGTAATGAAGGTGTTCGCTGTGATCTGCGTCTTGCTGCTATCAGCTTGCGTGTCTATGCCGATACCACCAGTCGGGGAAGACATAGGCAAACTCGGACGCTTGGAATTGCGTCTGGTCTATGTCCCGAATGTTGCTGGCACTCTGCAATACCTCATTCAAAAGAAACAACCATCAACGAAGGGATTCGCAAAATGAATTGGAAAACCACAACTACAGGGATTCTGACGCTGCTTATCAGCGCAGCCAGCATCGCAAAATCTTTCCTCGACGGCAGCGGAGTGCATGACGTTCCAACGCACATCGCTGCTATCACAGCCGGACTCGGATTGATCTTCGCCAAGGACGCATCATCCAAGTAACAGCGGCACAGAGCGCGGCATAGACAAGTGGAAAGTCAGAGGCTTCATACGCCTCCATGCGAAGGTTCGATTCCTTCTGCCGCTAACTCACTCGCTCCATGAATCCCTTCAGATGGTTGCTCGCACACTTGCAAAGGCTATCGCCTCTTGGCCGGAAGCCGATCTTGCCGATTTACTCAACCTCATTGCAAACGAACTCAACAAACGCCATCAGAGCCGCAGCAAAGCAGGAAAGCAAAGCAGCCAAGTGGACGCCCGATCCACGCAGCGCAAAAAATCTGGACACGCTTGAACCGCAGACGCGCAAGCTCGTCACAGAACTACTGCGCCGATGCATAGCAGATGGGATGAATTTCAAGGTAACATCCGGCACTCGCACCTTCCGCGAGCAGGATGCTCTCTACGCGCAGGGAAGAACCACTGAAGGCAAGATCGTAACGCGAGCAAGGGCTGGTCAGTCATGGCATAACTACGGACTCGCTGCCGATCTGACGCTGTTCGACAAAGCCGGAAAGAAACCAATCTGGGACGGCATGGAATACACGCGCATGGGTCGCATCGCGCAGGAGCTTGGTCTTGAATGGGGAGGCAGCTGGAAAACTTTCAAGGACAGACCGCACGTTCAACGCAACATTGACATGACTCTTGCACAGGCAAAGAGCGCAGGACTCGGCATCGCATGAGGTGAAAATGATGAACGGCAAAGTCCTCGAGTGGGAGCTTGATGAAACAGGCTTCGCAGACTTTGACGCTCAAGCCGTTCGCGCAGCAGTAGACAGATGGGAGCGCAATCGCTTCGGAGACAAGCAAAGGGAAAGATTCAAATTCAAGTTCGGAAAAGTTGTGCAGTATGCAAAACGGAACACATCCAAAGGAAACTAGAGAGCTACGGCACGACTCCAAGTTCCGGCCTCTGACAGAAGAACAACGCGAGGATGTTGTCCGTTGGTGCGCGCAGGAAGGTTATCGCGGAGCATTGGTTCGGATCAAAGAAGAGTTTGGCATCACGGCGCATATCTCATCGCTAAAGAATTTCACTCGCTGGTATCAAAGGAACAAAGGCACAACTCAATTCCGAGAGCTGCTTGAGTTTGGAAAGTCCGAGTTGGACATTGATCAGAAGGAGTTGCGCCATCAGTTGTTCTCTGAAATGAAACGCAAGGCAATCATGTCGGGCGACAACTCGCTGCTACTTGCTGTGCTTAAAGAAGAAGGCAAAGATCAAGAGCGCACTCTTGCTGAACGCAGGGTCATCGTTCTTGAAAAGACAGCGCAGCGAGCGAAGGAAGCCATTGAAGGATTGCGCACCGATGGCGGTCTGACGCCGGATACACTGCGCAGGATTGAAGAAGCTGCTAGGCTGCTATGAGCCGTAACAGCATCAGCACATCAGCTCTGGCTGCACTGATATACATTGCTGCCTTCCTGTCATGGATCGTTCTGTTGCGTTCATGCGAACGTAAGCCGGAGATTAAGTTGAACCAATGTCCATTCTGTGGCGAGCAAGTGCCATGAAGCCGGAGTGGATACCAAAAGATTTCGCAGGAGCCTGTAAGGTATATCCAGCAACTAACTCCATCCTCCTGCCGTATCAGCGTGATTGGGTCAATGACACAGCGCGTCTGAAGATATGCGAGAAGGCGCGACAGATCGGTTGGTCATGGGGCGATGCGTATCGCATTGACCGCATACAATCCATGAAGGATGCGGCACTGGATCACTGGGTGAGCAGCCGCGATGACATTCAAGCCAAGCTGTTCCTTGAAGATTGCAAAGCCTTCGCTCGCATACTTCAGATGGGCGCGGACGATCTCGGATTGCAAGTCATCGACGATCTTGGCAACACGGCATACGTCTTGTCGTTCTCCAATGGCAGGCGCATTCACAGCATGAGCAGCAACGCCGATGCGCAAGCTGGTAAGCGTGGAGGCAGAACGCTTGATGAGTTCGCGCTGCATAAAGACCCGCGCAAGCTATACACGATCGCGTATCCCGGCATTACTTGGGGCGGTGACTTGGCAATCTTTTCAACTCATCGCGGAACGAACAACTATTTCAACACGCTGATCAACGAAGTGCGTTACAAGGGGAATCCGAAGGCGTTCTCTCTGCATCGCGTTACGCTACAGGATGCGCTTGACCAAGGATTCCTCTACAAGTTGCAGACCAAGCTGCCGTCAGACGATCCGCGCATGGGGATGGATGAGGCGACATACTTTGATTTCATTAAGAGTGGTTGCGCCGACACGGAAAGCTTCATGGAGGAATATATGTGCGTTCCAAGCGATGACGCATCTGCGTTCCTTGCCTTTGATTTACTAGACAAGGCAAAGTATGCGCCGACAGAACGATGGCAGACCGATCTAGAAGATTGCGTGAATCCGCTCTACGTAGGCATGGACATCGGAAGAACGGCTGATCTGTCAGTGATCTGGGTTCTTGAAGTTGTCTCCGGCGTAGCCATGACAAGGCGAGTCATTGAATTACGCAACCAACCTTTCGCAGCACAGGAAGCAGAGTTGTATCCCTTGCTTGATCTGCCTCAAGTCAGACGCTGTGCGATTGATGCAACAGGCATCGGCCATCAGTTCGCTGAACGAGCAACCTCCAGAGACAGCGGATGGAAAGTCGAAGCTGTTACCTTCACAAACGCCAAGAAGGAGCAGCTTGCCTACCCTCTGAAGATGGGTTTTGAGCGCGGTCAGATTCGGATTCCAGATACCAAGGAAATCCTCGCTGACCTACGCAGCGTCCGGCGCGAAACAACCAACAGCGGGAATACAAGGTTCGATGGCGAGCGCAGTTCCAATGGACACGCCGATCGTTTTTGGGCCTTGAGTCTTGCCCTTTACGCAAGTAAGTCGGAGAAGGTGTTCTCCGCGACTCTAATTTAATTCTATGACCAAGATTCTTTCCGGCCTCCGCTCGTTCTTTGGCAAGAGCATCACTTTTGATCAAGCCGTCAAAATATGGACTCGCGGAGATGATCTGTCAGACACACAAGTAATCAATCAAGCGTATCGGCAAAGCACTTGGGTTCATGCAGCAATCAGAGCGGTTACATCGCCGATCACAGGAGTGTCAGTGCGCTTCTATGCCAACGACATTGACCTTGATGAAAACAATCCGGCAGTAGCTTGGTGGCAGAACCCTGCGGTCAATCTTTCGCTGAAAGAATTCGTTGAAAGCACCGGAGGCTGGCAGAAATTGTCCGGTGAAAGTTTCTGGCTTCTTGATGATACGTGGTTTGAAAGCCGCGCAGAAAAATCGAAGCTGATCCTCGCTCGTCCGTTGGATATGCGGCACATCGTTCAGAACGGCCAGCTTGTCGGATGGGTATACACGGACGCCGGAGGCGCACAGCATAACCTTCTGCCGGAAGAAGTAATCCACATGAAGCAGTGGAATCCATACGATCCGTGGCGCGGACTCGGCGAACTTGATGCTGCTCGCATTGCTGTTGAAACAGATTACGCCGCTGGCAAATATGCGCGAGACACGTTCAGAAACGCTGGCGATGCTGGCGCATACGTTACAAGCAAGAGCGGAATTCCAAGCGAAGCGCAACAGGCGCAGATCGTTGCTGCTCTGCGCGAGAAACGCGCTGCTCGTATGCGAGGCGACTACAGGCCAGTGTTCCTAGCAGGCGATATCGCTGTCACCGATCCGCAAGTGCAGGCTCCAGACGCAGCGTTCGTTTCCAATCGCCAGCTTTCGCGGCATGAAATCTTCATCGCCTTCGGTGTTCCTGCCAGTATGTCGGATGTTATCGCCAGCTATTCCATCGGCAGCGCGAGCGATATGTTCCGGCTCATCAGCAACACTTGTATTCCTTTGAGCGACAGCATTGCAGCGACGATCAACCGCGCTCTGCTTATGCAGTATGGCAACTCACCGCTTGTTCGTTGTTACTTCGATTGGGACGAGCATCCGACGATGCAGGCTGTCCGGCGTGAGCGCATTGATTCTGCGGTCAAGCTGTGGAACATGGGTATGCCGTTGGAACGAGTGAACGAATACTTGGACATGGAATTGCCGGAGTTCACTGGTTGGAATCGCAGCTATCTTCCGATGAATCTAATGAGCGAGGACAGCGCGATGGACGAGGAACCGCAACCAGAACCATCGCCGGAATTGCCGGATGTCGTTGAGGACATCGCAGGAGCATTGCAACAACGCTCTGTCGCGCTGAAGGCTCAAGTCAATCTACAGCCTACTGGCGAAATGGCATCTGCGGCTTCGCTCGGATTGAAGTGGCGCGAAGAATATGGCAGAGGCGGCACAGCTGTAGGAGTGGCGCGAGCGCGAGACATAAAGAACCGCGCAGAACTTTCGCCAGATACCATCGGGCGCATGGTCAGCTTCTTTGCAAGACACGGAGTGAATCGTTCAGAGCACTACGATGCGAAGGAATCGGATGGAGGCCCGACAGCTTGGCGTATCGCTTGGCAACTTTGGGGCGGTGACGCCGGACGCGATTGGTCAGAAAAGAAATGGAGTCAGCTTGACGATGAAGAGTCGTCAAAGTCTGCGCCGGAAACAACAAGAGCAGCAACGCCAGACATGGAACAACGTGCGATGCTGTGGAATCGTGTTGTCCGCGCAAGATTGTCGGCAGAGAAAGCATATCTCGGAAAGTTCACGCGAGTCCTGGCTGATGCCAGACGCGAGCAGATTGCAAAGATCAACGCTCATAGCGGAATGTTCGGCAGCGATCAGAAGGCTGTGTCTGAAGCACTGGTGTTCTCTCTGAATCCGTTCAAGAACAAGCTGAAGGCAGGATACCGCCAAGTGACTACGGCTGTGATTCCCGCTGCCGTCGAACAAGCGAACAACGAAATCAAGCCGATGGCTCCGAAGCCTCCTGCCGGAACTCCGGCTTCAACGCCAGCGTCTCCGTGGAAAATGCCGCCGGAGAAGGCGATCAAGTTCATTGAGCAGCGCGAGAACCTAATGGCTGGCATCGCTGACGATATACACAAGGGAATCATGGACGTTATCCAAGAGTCTATGAATCAACAACTTGGAGCGCAGGCAACAGCTGATCAGATCAGAAAGCGTTTCAACGAGATAAGCAACGGACGAGCCAAGACCATCGCAAGAACGGAAACTGGCGCAGCCTACGGCTTCAGTAGGGAAGAAGCCATGCAAGCGGCAGGTATCCGCTACAAAGAATGGCTCGCAACGCCGGATGACAAGTGCCGCGAAACGCATCGTGCAGCTGATGGGCAAGTAGTGGAGATTGATTCAGCATTCGATGTTGGAGGCTCGGCTCTGATGTATCCTTGCGATCCCGATGGCCCTCCCGAAGAAATAATTAATTGCAGATGTGTGCAGATCGCAGTAAGTCAGCCGTAACGATATGGAAGCTCCAGCCGAAAACACTACTCCCAATCCGAAGGCGGCATATATGACTCCCGCGAAAACCGATGCCGTCATACGCCCACGTAGCAACGTCGAAGAATACGTAGAAGCACTTTCAGAGTCTGAAGAAGCGCAACCGCAGACTTCCGACAAAAAGAAACGGACAAAGAAATCTTGAAGCTTCACCGCACAATCCATCCCGAGGTTCGCACCTTGGATGAAAAAGCTGGAATCGTGGAATACGTTGCCAGCGATGAAACGCTTGATCACTACCGCGAAGTAATCAAAGCCGATGGCTGGCGTTTTGACTTCTTCCAGAAGAACGCTCCCTTCCTTGACTCGCATACGAACAACTCCATCACCGCATTGCTTGGCAAGGTGATTGATTTTCGCGTCGAGAATCGCCGTCTTGTCGAGACTGTGCAGTGGGCATTGGAAGCCGGAGAGGACAATCCGCTCATCAAGTTTGGATGGAAGATGACCAATGGAGGCTTCTTGAAAGCTGTCAGCGTTGGCTTCTTCCCCGTCCGTGCCGTTCATCGCAACGAGAACGGAGGACGCGACCTCACGCGCACTGCCGCAGAGATGGGCATTACGAAGGATCGCGCAGACCGCATCGAAAAGATTTTCTTGGAGCAACAGCAGATTGAACTATCTGCCTGCGTCATTGGAGCCAATCCTTCCGCTCTTGCGAAGGCATACAAGGCTGGATGCCTTAACGATGGCGACATTGACGGATATGCCAACATGATTTCCTCTGCTACAAAGCAGGTACAACCAGAACTCGGAGCATCACACGATGCCGCTGCACCGAGTAACGTAGGGCGGCATCAGCCTGTTCAGCGGAGGGAAACTCACCAGCGTAATTTCCTAGCGGAGCTTACGCGCATCCTAAACCAAATCTAACATCATGGACGATATCATCACTCCTAATGCCTTTGAGGAAAAAGTTCTCACTGGCGTTAAAACCCTCGCAGACAAATCCAAGTCGCTTGAAGAGCGTCTTGAAAAAGCTGCTTCCACCGACGACCTCCTCGCTCTGAAGGGCGAAGTTGAGGCTCTCACCAATCAGACTCGCGCTCTGCGTAAGAGCAGCCTTTCGGCTCCTCGCAACGTGCGCAAGGGTCAGATCAGCGAAGATGCTGCTCGCTACATCGGCGGCCTCACCTTGCTGTCTGGTCTGCGTGGCGGTCAAATCTCCGGCGATCGCGTTGAAGGTCTTTGCAAAGACATCTTCGGCGGCGAGTCGGAATTCAAAGCTGCTCTTACTACGAGCGACATTCCGCTTCCTGTTCTCTACAACGGCGAAGTCGTGGAACTCGTCAACACCTACGGCGCGGCTCGTCAGTTCGGCACTGTCTTCCCGCTCGGTGCTGGCACTGTCAAACTTCCCAAGCTCACCACTGATCCTACCTTCGGTCTGATAGCGATGAGCGCAAGCGTGCCGGAGAAATCTCCCGCCTTCGCATGGGTCACGTTCAACGCTGAGAAATTCGGCGGTCTTGTTCGTGTTCCTTCGGAGATTGACGAAGACAGCATCGTTGCTGTCGGTCAGTTCGTCGCTCGCTACGCTGCTCGCAACATGGCTCTGGCTGAAGATCACAACTTCTTCGTCGGAACTGGTGCTGGCACTGGTATCAACGGTAGCGTGAAGGGTCTTGCCTTGTCGGTCATCGACAACAGCGAGGTCGTTCAGCAGGCTTCCACCAAGACCAAGACCAGCGATGTCACGATGGCGAATATGCGCGCCATCCGCGCTCTGGTTGAGACTCCTGCCTTGTTGCGCGGAGCCTACTATGCTCACCCGAGCATGGAGCAGGCTTTCAGCGGATTCAACACGGCTGGCGACATGCCTTATCAAGCCAACGCTGCGCAGGGCGCAACGCTGGACGGCTTCCCGATCCGCTGGATCGACACGCTTCCCGCTTACAGCACTACCGCGCAGGCTGGCAAAGTTTACATCCTCTTCGGAGATGTCAGCTACCAGTATCTCGGAGTTCGTGGCGGTATGCGCTTCGACACTTCCCGCGAGGCTGGTTTCACCACGGATGAAATCCTCATCCGCGCTCTGGAACGCTTCACGATCGGCCTCATGGCAGACAATGCCGTGAGCGGTCTCCAAACTGCGGCTTCCTAATAGTCGCTTCGCACCGAGGCGGGAGGGCTTGCTCATGGCTCTCCCGCTTCTTGCGAGGCATCAATTATGAACGCAGGATTTTCAAACCTTTCCTATCTCAAAGATCGCCTCTTGCTGGCGTCTGACGCTGCCGGAACGGACTACGACGATGCTGTTCTTGCGCTTGGCTTGGCCGTAGCAGGCTTCTTTGAGTCTGAGTGCGATAGAACCTTTGCTCGCGCTGTGAACGATGTTTACGAGGCTCCTGCGGATCGCAGCTATGTTATCGTGCCGCGATATCCCTTGGAGTCCGTAACTACGGCGCAAGTCCGTGACAATCTGACCGATGGATGGACGGCTGCTGATTTACTTAACATCCTTCCCTTGTCCGGCATGGTGTATTTCAACGGCGACATGGGAGTATATGGCAGCACAGCTCGCGTTACCTACACTGGCGGGTATTGGTGGGATACTACGGAGGACAATACTGGCACTCAGCCTAGCGGTAGCACCATCATTCCGCAGGGTCTTGTCCTGCTCTGGGCGCAATTCTGCAAATACCTTTGGGATCGTAGTAGCATTGAGAACAGCGCGAAGGCTGGCTTCAGCACCGAGCTTGAGAAATTCATCACGAAGGACAGCGATCTGCCGGAATTTGTGAAGCGTGGCATTGCTCCGTATCGCCGGATGGTAGCATGATCAAGATCGACATTACTACCAACGCGAAGGATGTCGCGGCTGGTATGAGTCGCTTCCCGCAAGCGATGGCAGAAGGAATCGCTTCTGCCATGAACGCGCAGAATCAGCTTC